CTCGGTGCGAAACATTATTTTACCACACCGGTAAAGGTACGCAAAACCCCCAGCCTGCCGAAGCAGACCGGGGGTCGGGGCGTCGAGTTCGGATCAGTACTCGCGGTCGGGCCGGGGAAGCTGGGCCAACGCGACGAGCTGACGCGCGGGCAGCCGCAGGGTGACGCCGGACTTCGAGTCGTGCACGGAGTCCAGCGGGCCGGTCGCGGGAAGGAACACGCAGTCGTTCTGCACGCCGCTGTACGTGGACTTTCGGAAAGTGCGGTTCTGGACGGTACGGGTGAGTTCCATATCATCCAGGATACCGTATCAGCGCGGGGTCGGGTTTCTCGGTCTCTTCGGGCACCGGTCCGGGTGAACCAGCGCCTCGTCCGAGTCCAGAGGTTTGTCGCAGTGCGGGCAATGAGATACGACCGGGGAAGACATCACTTCTCCTTAGAGAAGGCCCCCGACCCGTGATGGGTCGGGGGCAGGCCGGGTACGGTCAGGCCGCGACGAACTCGTCGCCGACCAGCACGTCATCGGCCGACAGCAGACGCCGAACCCCGTCGATCTCCACGGTCACCAGCAGCGGGGAGGAGTACTTGGAGCGACGATTCACCACGGCGATCAGACGCCCCCAGACGAGCTTGCTGCCGGACTGCACCAAGGTGGACAACGCGGAACCTCCCGGACCGCGCACGTCGGTTTCGGTGGTCGGGAGAGCGATCGACTCCATCCACAGACGCTCGGTGGCGACGGCCAGCTCCTGCGGCATCGGGTCGGCCGCCATGTCCCGGGCAACCAGCGCGTCCACCTCGGCGGCGAATCCGGGATCGACCTCGGGAACGGTCATGTCAAACGGGTAGATCTCCTCGTCGTCGATCAGCGGCACGTTCGCCTCGACGTCAGCGATCAGCCTCTCCGTGTCGACCTGCTCGGTGTCGGCCAAGTGCGCCTCCAGCACGACCAGAGCCTCCTGGGACGACTGGTACTCACGCAGCGGAGACGGAACCCCAGCGCAGTCGATGGCGGTCTGCACAACCGACTTGGTGTGGAACTCGGCGGGCAGTTCCAGCCAGCTCCGCATGACCTCGCCACCGTTGACGGCCTCGTCGACCGACTGGTCCTCGGCCAGGCGCTCGTTGTGGGTCAGCGGGTCGATCTCGGTGGCCTGCGCATGGCGCTCGTTGTCGCGGGCTCCGGTGTCCCACTCGGCCACCATCGCAGCCAAGTCGGCCTTGCGCAGCTTGTTCACTTTGGTCCGGGTGCCGGACTCCATGCCCTCGCAACCCTGGTGCACCCGCTCCCGGAGCTGGACCACGGTCTGGGTCATCGCAACCTCGTACAGGTCCTGGTCGTACTCGTAAGAGCCAAAACCCTCAACCTGGGTGGTTTCGCGGTTCGTCATTTTGATCTCCTCGGTTCAGTGCCGGGTCTCCGGCTGGTGAAACACCAGTTTACCATACTGGTAAGGAGTCGCATAATCCCCCTCCGAACAAAACGGGCCTCGCGCGTACGCGTGCACGTGGGTGCGTGCCTAAGCTCGTGCGCCAACGAGAGACATATGAACAGGTGTTCGATCTCGCGCGTACGCGAGGCTGATATGCCCGTGATAGGGTATCCAGATAGGAGGAGTACCCCCAGGGTTTCGCGCGCGAGGGGGCCGATCTCGTAACCTAAGGGTTGTTACTCCTCCCCCTCGTAATAGTATCCCGGACACAGTTCGGCCCCCGCCATAGAGCGGGGGCCGGATCGGCGTATCGTGATCAGTTACAAGGAACCATCTTGCCGTCCTCCATCTTCATGTGCGCGCCGGGCTCGACCTTGCTCAGCTTGACCCAGTTTCCGCAACGCGGGCAGGGCATCAATTCGTCTCCGGGGTTCTTCGGCATCGTGTTCTCCTCGGATCCGGTGAGGCCCCAACTGGCCCCACCAGAACCAAGTTTACCACTACGGTACGAGGGAAACCATACTCCACTCGGGTGATGTCACGGGATGAACCACATTCGACCGCAGCCGCCCACGGAGTCCTCGCAGACGTACAACTTGCGGCGGCCCAGATCGATCAGCTCCTCCCGGATGAAACTGCGCGAGTCCACCTCACCTTTGCTCCACGCGGGTCGGTCATGGTGGAAGCACTCCTTGCGTCCCCGCGTACGTCGCCACCAGCGCCTGATCATCTCCGGAACCCCTTCGACAGGTAAACGAGGATACCGAGGTAAGTTAGCGAACCACCTACCGCTATCCCGATCAATCCCCAGGCCCACTCCGGCATGCCCAGATACCTCTTCCTGGTGTCTCCTGTGGCCGTCCGTAAATCAGGCAGCCACGGCGGACAGCGCACCCGCTACGGCGTCCTGCAGATCACCCTCAGCCGTCCCGGGGGCTGGCAGTGGCTGTCCGGCCAGCAGCGCCTGTTCCCGGACCTTCTTCGCGTTCTCCTCGATCATCTTGCGGACCTTGTCATCGGGCAGGTCCAGGTACGAGGCAACCCGTTCGATCAGCAAGTCGATGAACCCGTCCGGTACCTGCACGTTCTGCGCCGAACCCAATGAAGCCAGCAGCTCCATCGCCTTCGCCACCTGGTCCGACCCGATCTTTTCGAATTTGAGCAGCGGCACAGGAGCCTTCGGCCCGAAGTTGACCCGGACCAACGGCCGGATGATAAAGTAGTTCACCGTGTTGGCGATTTCCCGAGCTGCCCCGTGCCGCGACTGCAGGAACATACCCGACTGATCGGCCGACAGCGCGTAGCTTCCTGCACCGGACTGCGACGCGGCTCCCGCCAGATCCATCCAGCCTCCGAGAACCGACTGGCTCATCATCCCGTCCAGATACCTCATCGCCGACAGGAACTGATCGGCTCCCGCACCGGACGTGTCCAGGACGTCGAACATCTTTTGGTCTCCGTCACCGGTCCGCGACACTGCGGCCACACCCGAGGACTTGAGTCCGGCGATCTGCTTCGCGTTCTTCTTGGCCTCGGCCGGACCGTTGCCGTAGGCCAGCACGCGCGGCAAGCTCACTCCGTCCAGGAACGTGACCCACAGCAGCATGATCTTGCGCTTGAGCTGGAATGCCCAGTGGGTGACCGACAGATCCGACCAGCCGTACACCGGGTCGCGGTGCTGGTTGTTCAGGTGGATGACCGCACGCTCGGGTGGGATCTCCACGTAGCCGCGCCAGTCCACTCCGGGAGTATGGCGCTGCTGCTCCCACTCGACAAACTGCTTGAACCCGTCCAGCTCGCCGTTGTCTCGCCTGCGCAGAATCTCGCAGCTACCCGGGGGTCGCCACGCGATCTTACTGTACCCGAGCTTCCCGTCCGGCCTACGAGTCCAGACCATCTCGTGGAAGGTCCGGGCAACAGCGGCGGCGAAGGTCATCTGACCCAGGACCGTATCGAACGGGGTCGTCATTCCTCCCTCGGTCGCCGGACGGAACAGAACATCCTCCACGAATTCGGTGATTCGTCCGGACCGATCCTTGTCCGGCTTGGTGATCGTGGTGTTCGCCTGCCGAAGCGCCATCGTGAGCGCTTGCTCGACCCCGGCAGCCTGGCCGTCGGTCTTGAGCATCTCGATGACGTCGTTGATCCAAGATCGGTCCGGGTACTCCGAGACCCTTCCCTTTTCCAGCTCCAAGAAAGCCGGAAACTCCAACCAGTTGAACAGCGTGCCGCGTTCCTCGTCGATCATCCGCTCGGCGGTCACGCGATCCAGCTCGTTTGGTGCCAGATCGTCAGCCATGGTCGACCTCCTCGAAAACGTCCAACGGCCGAGTCACGGCCCGGACAAACCACATGAACCCGGTCTGCAGCTCGGTCTTGGCGATGGCCAGGCAGCGGCGGTCGACCCCCTCCAGATCACCGAGCATGCCCCACAGCTCCCCTGCCCTCGCCTCCAGCAGCTTGACACTGTCTACGGCGGTCTTCTCCTCTTCGGACAGAACCCGGTACCCGCGCAACGGGGCTGGACGCGCTTCGGTGTGCTCGTCGCTCATTTGGTCGGCTCCTTCTCTCGTTTCGGTACCAAATTGTACGCGAATGCCGACGCCACTAGTGCGTGCGTCAGGAAAGCGAAGTGCCCGGACAGTGCGCCGAACCCGATCAACAGAAGTTGGCTGGCCAACCCGAGTGACCACGCCTGTTTGCGAGTTCTCTCCGTTCGTCTTCCGGCCAGCAATACCGAAACGAAGATCATCGGTCCGGTCAGCAGGGGAATCACTTCGGCAAGCGTCATCGTGGTGTCCTTCGGTGAGTAGTGACCCAAATCGGGTTTCCGGCTCTATCCGAGCCGATCCGGACCTGGAGTTCCTCGTCGACGATTCGGGTCTCCGGCTTCATGACGAACGGGTTCCCGAGGCTCTGGCCCCCCGGACATCCCAGGCACGAATCGATCGAATGGCGTCCATGCTCGCACCGGTCCAGGTCTACGGCAGTCCACCGGACCCCGTCCGGCTGTCTCGCTCCGTCATTTTCCTTCCAACACAACACGGCCATCAAGATCCCTCCTTCTCTCTCGCGCGATTTGTTTCCCGATTACCGACGCGTAACATCTACCCCTGCTCACTCCTTGTTACTAAGGGGGAGGAGTCACAACCTCTAGGTTACGGGCTCTCTACAGGGGATGTATCCTCGTTACCTGGGGGTTGTTACCCTCCCCTCCCCATCATCACGTCCTGTTACGTAAGGGAGGGCAGTTTGGTTCTGTCCGGGGTCTCAAGACCACCCGAAGACTCCTTCATCCTCGTCCACCTGGTCGGTAAACGCGAAAGTGTCCGGGGAGTCCGAGTCCGGCTCGTGATTGAACTCGGAATCGACCAACAAAGTATGACAAGTGGAGTCGGCCAAGTCGGTAGAACGTCCCAGCCGTTTGCGGATGTCGTCCTTCGCTTCCACCAGGATCTTGTCCCCGACGATCCGCCATTTCGGCGCGGTTAGCTCCCCCAGCAAGTCGTCATTCGGCGGGATAGCCAGAGTGGCGTCGAATGCGGGATCGAGCGCCTCCCGCATCATCCACCACATTGCGGCTCGTTGGTTTTTGAACCCATACAGGCCGGACCTGTCCCGACGCTTGGACTTCTTGCTCGCGTTGAAGGCGATTACGTTCCTCTTCCAGCGCCTCATCAGGTCAACGACGCCTGCTCCGATTCCGATCGAGTCGATCACGGTGAGGTCGGTCTGGTGGCGCATCCGACGCTTCAGCCGGACCGCTATCTTGGTGGTGTCGGCAAGGTTCCAGGTCACGATCTCGTAGATAACCGAGCCCACCCGTTTGGCCACCGCTGTGAGGTCTGCACCTCCCCTCGCGATATCCGCACCGAATACCTCGATACCCTCTTGTTCGGGCTTTCCGGACCGCTCCCACTCCACCCATCGCTCATTCGCAGCTTCCACCCAAGAGGTTGGAATGACCGCATCCGAGTCCTGTATGAAGAACTCTCCTTCAACTCGGTTTTGGTACACCGGAGAACTGAAACCCCACTGCGCAAGACGGTTTTCCGCCCAAACCGCAGACATCCGTCCGGCTTCGATGACCGCACTCTTGGTGACGTGAATCGCTTTCCAGTCCTGGTAACCGAGCTTTTGCTGATGGATGTCGTAGAACCGTCCTTGAGGTTCTCCTGGGGTGCTTTGCGCCAAAGCGTAGGCTTCCCCGTTTCCGTTCAGTGCACCCTCTGCGGCGTCGAAGGTATCCGGGCGGATGGCCTTGGACTCGTCGAAAACG